CTCGGCGAAGTAGCGCACGACCTCCAGCACGCCCCCCCTGGCCGCCCGGGCCGCCTCGCCCACCCAACCAGCCTGTGCCCGGCGCGCCTCCACGGCCGGGGGGTCCTCCCCCTCGGCCGGCTCGCTCGCCATCGCCTGCACCAGCCCGCGCACGTCCGCGCGGTCCATCAGCGTCCACGCGTCCAGCAGCGCCGCCGGCATCTCCTGCTCCACGTCCGCCTCGGTGATGCGGTAGCCCTCGGGCTTCACCGCCGCGATGGCCCGCGCGAAGCCCGCGAACGCCTCCAGCATCGCCTGCCAGTCGGCCACCGATACCCGCCGCATCGGAATCACGACGCCCCCGGCCTCGAAAGGCGCGGGGGCGTTCAGAAGCTGACTCAGGTCTGCCATACCTAGTTCGCCTCATCGAACCGGAACAGGGACCCCTGGCTCCCGTCCGCGTTCTCGACACCCCATACGGCGAAGGTCATCGGGATGACGCTCTCCTGCTCCGCGCGGATGCTGTAGCCCGACCGTGCGAGCAGCCGGCACCCATATGCGTAGAGCACGCGGCTCCCGGTGTAGGGTATCATGATGTCCACCGCGCTGATCGTCCGGGTCGCGGGGATGGTCACGATGTCCAGCGCGGGGTCGTAGGTGCCGCCCAGCGCCTGCGCCAGGTTCAGACCGTTGATCTGCTTCAAGCTGAAGCTGATGGCCCCGCGGCTCCCGACCACGGTGATGGCGTGCGGCAGGAAGCGGTCGCCTGCTTTGTGCTCCACCTGCATCTCATCGGGCGCCGGCACCTCCACGTCGCCGTTGTGGAGGCCCACGTCCAGGCCCGCGATGTACACCTTGTCGATGAAGGGCACCAGCAGCTCCGTGGCGTCCTCCACGTTCGTGTCATCGTAGACATAGACCGCCTTCTTCACGGTCATTGCCGACCCGCCATCCGGGGTCAGCACCAGGTCCTGCGCGCCCAGCGGCGTCGCCGGGCTGTTGTCGGCACGAGCGCCCACCGCGGTGTCGCTCCAAGTGCCTACGATCATCGCCACGCCGCCCAGTGTCAGCGTGCCGGCCCCTATCACCGCCCCGAAGCCCGTTCCGGCGATGGTGATGAGCGTGCCGGTGCCCGCCTCGCCTCGCACCGCCTTCTGCGGGGTCACACTCGTAATTGGCATCTCTTCATCCTCCAATCATGGCTTGGTTGCGACGAACTCATCCAGGGGGAGCACGCGCATCCCGTTGGCGCTTGCCGCGTCGAGTATCGCCTGCATCAGTGCCAGGGTCGTCTCTGTCGCTACTGCACTCCCCGCCAGGTGGAATTGGATGGAGTGCAGGCAGTTCCCACCCCCGGCCGCCAGCAACGCGGCGATGCACGCCGCCGCCTTGGCCGCGTCGTCTGCCCCGGCATAGCTGTTGTTGTAGACCGACTGCGAGTTGCGCACGGCGTTCGCCACCAGCGGCATGTTGTTGACGGTTCCAGCCGACGACCCCCGCACCTCTGCCCACCGTGCGGTCAGCTCAGACACCAACGACGCACCCGCGAAGTCCAGCGTCTCTCCGCCCGGCGCAACGAACACGCACGACGGGCGCAGGCCGTGCAGATACATCGCGTCCCGGCCCCGGTCCATGGCAGCGATCGCTGCTGCTCGGGTCGCATAGCCACTCAGCGTGGTGTTACTCCACAGGTGGCAGCTCAGGTGATGTCCGCACCGCTGCAGGAGCCGCCACACCCGCCATGGCGGCGACGCGTAGCCGCCCGCGAACCCGACGATGATCGAGAAGTAGCCCCGAACCGCACGCGACGCGAACAGTTGGCGGTGCATGGAGGCGTTCTGGATGTAGCCGTCATCGAAGCCTGCGGCCAGGTGGATGCCGCCGCTGTGCGTGCGCGAGCGCTGCCCGAGGCCCCGCGCGAACGCCGTGAACGTGCCTGTCGGCTGGCTCGCATCCGCCAGCGTCAAACGCACCGTGTGCGCCCCATAGCCGATGGCCGACCCGGGGATGCCCACGCGGTAGGTGCCTGCAACGACCTCCTTCACGCGCCATGCATTGAAGGTCTGCAGCACCTGCGTGTTGCTCCCGCCCGCGTAGGCCACAGTCGGGATGGCGAGCCACCCTGGACACTCCGCCAAGTAGGCGGTGCCGGACACGCCCGGCGTGGTCTGCTCGTGACGCACCACCTGAGATGCAGGCAGGAGGTCGCACGGCGGCGCCGTAGCCTCCACCAGACACCCGTCATACGTGCCGGTGGCCGCGTCCAGCTCAGCGGCGATGAGGTCGGCTACGCCCTGAGTGGCATCGGTTCGCGTGCCTGCCAGCGCGGCGAGAGTGATGTCGGTCCAAGCGCCGGCACCCTGGCGGATCTCCACCGTCGCGATCGCCTGCGCTGCGTTCCCAGCGACGTCGATGACACCAGGGACTCCCTGGTGGTAGACCCCCCTCCCCGCCGCGTAGTGGACCTCCTCGGCATCGGTCAGACGCGCGTCGTACACCTCTACCGAGTGGATGTGGAGCTTGCCGACGAGCGCGTTGTCACATTCCATCATCCCTACGCGCAGCTTCCGCACGCTCAGGGTGTCGGAGTCCATCGCCACGCGGCTGCCTGTGCGCTGCTCGGTGCTGCCCGCCAAGCCACAGTATCCATCATTAGCACCAGGCGCGGTCGCGGCCTTCCAGAGCAGCAGCAGCTCCCGGATGCCGGGGTTGCCCTCCAACATCCTGCCACAGGTCACCAGCACACTGCTGCCGTCGTCCAAATAGGCACGAAACCGCAGGTTATTGTTCAGGATGGTATGCCAGCGGATCGACGCCACTTCAGCGTCGGCGGCAGACAGCAGCGTTAGCAGGCTGTGAGCGGCGGTGGGGATCCAGTCGACGTCCGTCTCCACGATCAGTCGCACCAACAGCGCCGTCTGGTTGGCCCCGAGGTCCTTCTCCACGTAGACGGTGTTCGTGCCCCCGTCTACGCCGTCGCCCTCAACCGTCAGGTGGGGCGCGGGCCAGCCCGCCAGGCTCCCAACGGCGACAGTGCCGTTCGTCTGGACCACGGAGCTCCAATCACCGGTGCCGGTGAGTGCTGCGCGAAAGAGCAGCGCCATCAGGCCACCTCGTCAACCGAGACGTTCGCCCCAGCGGTCGAGAACAGCTTGAGAGTGCTGGCTTGAGAGGAGCGGAACAACAGGCCGCCCACCGGCAGCTTGGCACTGGTGGCACTCGCGTTGCCTGTCGGGTTGTAGCGCACGTCATCGGTCGCCAGCTCCGGGCGGACCGATAGCATCAGCGTTCCGGCCTCCAGGGCGCTCCCCTTCAGGGTTGCCAGCGTCTTGCCGTTGAGGGTATTGTCCACGGCGGCTCGCCAGGACGCCTGGTAAGCCGGAGCGCGCTCCTGGACCGGCGCCGGATTGGCGGGCCCCACGTCCGTACTGCCTACACGCAGGTTGGCCTCGCGCTCGGGCACGTAAGGATCCTCACTCGTGCCTGCACCAGTAGCCGCGAACGTCTTCGTCGCCCCAGTCGCATCCTTCGCCTGAAACCCCATGACACCCTCAATCCAGACACAGCGCCGTGCCGTACAACGAGAAGTCCAACCGCCCGGCAGGACTCACCGGCCGGTAACGCAACTGGCAGCTTATCGCCGCCCGGTAGAGGTCCGCCCCTTGCCACGGGAGCACCGGGAGCGAGACCACCGGATCGGCGTGAATCCACATCGCCATGTACCAGTCGGTCTCCCCATCGGCCTCCCACCCGATCTCCCACTCGTTCGTCTGGTGCAGGAGGTTCCACGCCGCCTGCGCCGCCTCGTGCGCGCCCGCCTGGTCGGTGGCGTAGACCGTCACCTGCACCCGCGACAGCCACGACGGCACCGAGGGGCTGGCCAGGCCGGCATAGGGCCGCAGCACCGCGCAGGGGATGGACGCGTTCGCCGGTAGCTCCCCCCCGTAGGCCGTCTGCCCCGTCAGCGTCGCATAGCCCTGCACCAGCGCCTCGAGGGGACTCATCGCAGCGCCTTCCGCAGCTCATCCATCAGGTCCGCTGCTATGCGCTCCATCATCTCGCCGCCCAGCTCCGGAAGCACCTTCTCGATGAACTTCGCCTCGCCAACGTCGTGATGAGCGTCCATATCCTCGTGCACCGCAGCCGCATACGACATCGAGTTGTAGAGGTAGCCCTCGCCGGCCTTCGCCTCGGCGGGGAATGGCCGGGGCATTTCAGCTTCCGGATGGCCTGAAGCTCCAGGCGCTTCCTCGCCCCCGTGCCACTTCGCCGCATTGGCTGCCTTCAGGGCCCCGGTCAACACCGGCGTGCGGTCCTGCGCCAGCTTCACACCCGCCTGCAGCACCTGACCCAGGAGCTTATCCTCGGCACCCGGCAGCTTCGCTGCCAGCCGCTGCAGGTTGCGGGAGACCTCGCTGGTGTCGATCACCGTGTGCTTGTCGTCGGCCATCGCTCAATCCAGGTAGCAGCGGTAGTGATCCGTCGTCGCGTCGAGGAGCTGCACCGCCGTGAAGCGGAGCACCACGTAAGCCCGCGCGTCTCCAGTCACCGTCACCTTGGTGCCCACCGCCACGGTGGCCGTCTCGGGCAGCAACAGCACTCGCGAGTACTCGATGATTTCTCCGTCCGAGAGCTGGAGCTTCTTGCCCTCCAGCCACGTCCGGCAGGCCGAGCTGGCTGCGGCGGCATAGGTAACGGCGCCCATGCGGTCCGGTCCCCCCGGCGCCTGCAGGCTGCACGTCTGGGTCATCTCGGGGTCGAAGAGCGACATCAGTTCCCCACCGTCCTCTCCTCGTCCTCGGTCAGGCGGGCCGTCGGATCCCAACCCTCGTCACGGCGCAATGGAGACGTGACTGCAAGGAGCGCGGCGTAGGCCGCCTTGCTGCCGGCCAGCGCCTTGTAGCGGGCCAGCCGCGCCTTCTCCCGCGCCGTCTGGTCGCGCCGGTACTGCGCCGCCTTCTCCTCCTCAGTCATCGTAGTCATCCCGGTTCATCACGCCTGGTGTGGGAATGCTGGCCGCGATCTTGCGCCGATACTCATCCGCCATGGCGAGGCAAGCCTTGCGGATCTGGCTCTTGGAGACCCCGAGGCCGGCGGTCCGATAGTCGTGCAGGCCGGCAGCCTTCCCGGCCTTCAGGCGCCAGCCGTGGGCCGCCCCGATGTTCAGGTCGTAGGTGGGCGTCCAGTCGGCGTCGGAGGGCGCGAGGCCATCGGCGTCTATGACCCGGCTGCGGTTCAGGCACAGCGTCACCTCAGTCGTGGTGAGGGCCGGCACGGCCTCCCAGGCCAGCATCGCCTCCAGCTCATCGCGCGCCTCCGATACCGTCATGGCCCTACTCCCGGACGTAGCCGATGTAGGCGTTGCCCACCAGGCCCGCCGCTGCACCGGTCTTCATCGAGACCGTCAGGTACTCCCCGGCCGGCCACTTCACCGGCCCGCCGTTGGTCCCCTTGTCCGCGATGTTGTCGAAGGTGCCTGCCGCCGCGTTGGCGTCCAGGCCGTCGATCAGGGTGTCGTACACCGTGGTCGCACCGGAACCGACGCCGCCGTCCAGGGTGCAGGCCGCCGTAGACTTGGTGGTGATGTCCAGAAGCAGCCCCCCGCTCGGGATGATCAGGTCCACCCCCTCGGGGTTGAGTAGCGACAGGACGCCGCCGCCGGTGTCCAGCGCGCCCAGGGCCACCGGACCGTATCTGCCTTTCTGCTCTGCCATGCTCATTCTCCCCGGGGCCGGCCCGCGCCGGCCCCGCTTGTCCTACTCGCTCGTTGGCCTACGTCACGGCGCTGGCCTGCAGGATGCCGGCGTTGCCCCCGGCGGTGATCGTGCCGCGGCTCAGGTAGACCGCGCCGCGGTCGTTCGCTTCCCAGTCGGTGGCGCCCAGCAGGCTGCACTCCTCCAGGAGGAGGCGCTTGTTGTTGGCGTCGAACCCGGCCGCTACCGCGATCGCCTGCGTCATCGCCGTGCCGGAGAGGTTGATGAACTGGCAGCGGTCGAAGATCTGATAGCGGTCGATGCCACTGTTACCCAGCACCTCAACGAAGATCGCCCCCGCATGGCCTGCCTGCAACGTGAACCGGCATCTCCGGAACACGTTCCGAGCCGCCCCGCCTGTGGCCGCGAACACCAGGGCCGCCATGCCGGTCGCCGCGTCGACGGTATCCACGCCGATGGTGCAGCCATCGAAGAGGTTCTCGGAGCCGCCGTTGATGTAGACACTGGCTCCGCCGTCCACTGCCTGCGTCGCGTGCCCGCCCCCGGCGAAGTGGACGTTGTGGAACAGGTTTCGCTGCCCGGTCATGTCCACGTTACGCAACGAGTCGGCGTCATCTCGCCCCTGCCAGATATACAGGTTGTCGAAGATGCACCCATATGCGCTCACCGTCAGGAACGCGTAGGTGGATGCCGCCTGGTCGTACCCGCAGGTGATGCGGGTGCGCTGCGCCACATGCGTGCGCGCCCCCAACCCCACCAGGTGTGTCAGGTTCTTGGACCACGTGATCCGCGCCAGCTCGTTCACTGCCTGCGCGCTCGCTACCAGCAGCACCGTATCGTGCTGGCCGGAGACGCACTTGGCATAGGCGGCCGAGACGGTTGCCAGGGGCTTGCCCCACCGGTCGCCGTCGTTGCTGTCGCTGCCCACGCCGGTCGTGGGGTCCACGACGTAGATGTTGGAGTTCTTCCCGCGCGGAATGCCCGCCAGCGCCAGGTACTCCAAGACTGCCTTCGGGTAGAGACCCACTGTCGTTCTCCTCGCCTCCGGACTCTCCGGGTGAGACGCATCGGCGCCGATGCGCCGTCATCTCACCCGGAGGCTCCGGAAGCCATGCGTCGTCGGATGCGTCCTACGGGAGGAGGATCGCGAAGGGGAAGCGGCTGCCCTCCGTGGGCTGCATCTGGGTGACGGGGTTCGGCACCTGCCAACCGAGGCGGAACACGGCTCGCATCGCCACCATGTCCTGCTGAGCCAGGTTGTAGACGATGTTGCCCGCGCCGTCCTGGATGACCGCCTGGTCGAGGATCTTGTAGCTGATGTCCTGCCGCACGGCGTACACCAGCTTCTTCCAGTTGCCGGCGATCTGCAGCGCTGCCGTCGAGTCGATGGAGTCGTTCTCCGCGAAGGCCACCGGCGTGCCGTCCAGCAGGTACTGCGTGGGCACCTGGGGATTCACCATGAAGATCGGCTGCCCGTTCGCATCGCGCAGGCCGCGCAGCTTCGCCTTCACCGTCATGTGCGCCAGGCTGCCACTCACGTAGTAGCCGTCGCTCTCCACCTTTGCGAAGACACCGCCCTCGCCCAAGAGAGCGTCGAACAGGTCGGCGCAGGCGGCCAGCGACACCGTGTTCGCTGCCGCAGTCGCCTTCGTCACCAGGTCGTCGGGCCAGGAGGATGGGGCATTCGTGCCGTGGATGACCGCCGCGTCGAACGCCTTCCCGAAGGCCACCTCGACCAGCGGCCGGATCTCCCCCCAGATGTCGTAGTCGCTGTCGTCCAGCACCGACTCCGGGATGGGCACGATGACCGCCAGCTCCTCGGCGTCGATGTACTTGTTCACCCACTCGACATTCGTCGTCTGCTTCGTGCCCGTATCCCCGTTCACGAAGTAGGCGACAGGCAAGCTGGAGAGCACCGGCATGCGCCGCTGCGCCCGTGCCATGTTCTGCAGCTTGGAGGCCATCGGCATGATCACGCTGTTGGCCACCGAGTTCTTGATGATCTCCCGGGTCACGTCCTCCGGTATCAGGGCGCCGGCGTCTGTGCGGTCGATCACGCTCGTATAAGGCATTGCCTTCTACCTTCCTTTCAGGTCGCCGGCCCTTGGTGCCGGCAGCCGGCATACGGTAGGCGGCTATCGCCGCCCTGCCGCCCGCCGGATCGCATCATTCATACTTGGGCCGGCAGCCGCGTTGTTGCCGGCCCCGCCATCCGCGCCGCCCGTCCTTGGCCGGCGCGCCTTCTCGCGTTCCTTCGCGTCCTCGGCCTCCGCCTTGGCGTCAGCCTCGATCTCCTCGGCCGTAGTCCCCTGCAGGCGACCGGCCTGGCGCTCGGTTAACCCGTACTTCGAGCCCATGGCGGTGCGCACCGCAGAGAGCTCTGCCTCGCGCGCCTTCGCCTCCGCCTTCTCGCGCGCCGCCTTCTCCTGCTCGTAGAGCTTCTGATACTCGCCGGCAGCCTTGGCCTTCTCGTCGTCGGCTTTGCGTTGGGCGCGCTTCTGCTCCTCGGCCAGGCGGTCACGGACGACCCGATCCAGGTCCGCCTGGCTGAACTTCTTGTCGTCCACGGTCGGCTTCTCGTCGCCGCCGGTCTGCTGCCCGGCTCCGGCTCCAGCCTTCTCCTCGCCCGGCTTCTGGGTGCCGGTGTCCCCGCCCGCGCCCTGGTCGTCTGCGCTTTTGCCCGGCTCGCCCCCGGTCTGCGACCCTGCGTCGGTTGCCCCGAGGAGCGCCGGCAGTGCCAGCGCACCCAGGGCCGTCAACATGCTCATGTTTAATCCCTCCTCGTACGTGCGAAGGGCCGGCACTCAGGCCGGCCCGGTCCTGCTCCTCTCTCGCGGCGTGGCCTACAGCCGCCGGCTCCCCGCCCGCATGCGGATGTTGGCGTTCACCTGCGCGTTCTGGGCCCCGCCGTTGACGGCCACCCACGCCTGCGCCACCTCGGTCTCATCCTTGCCCAGGACGACCTCGCCCTTGTCACCCCAGGACCAGGTCCGCTCCTTGAACACCGCGGACTTGTCCTCCCGGTAGATGACCACGTCCTCGTAGACCCAGGTGGAGATGTAGAAGTAGGTGTCCCTCGGCAGGTTCTTCGGCTTCAGCAGCTCGCGTAGAGCTTCCGAGACGGCTGCGTCCTGCTGCGCCAGCGTCAATCCTGTGTTCATGCCCCGCTCCTCGCCCCGAAGATGCCGCGCCCCTGCGCCTTCAGCCGCTCACCCGTCACCTGCCCGATGGCCTGTGCGTAGCTCACCCGCCCGCCGCTGCGCAGCACCCGCCGGGTCGCTTCCAGGCGCCGGCTCTCGATGCCGGCCTCCCGCCAGCGCGGACCGTGCGTCGCCCCCTGACCCTTCAGCCGCCGATACTCGGGCCAGTTGCGGAAGCCCAGGCGCGCCGCCCGCATCCGCTCCCTGCCCTGCGGCACGTCATCTCGCATCCGGGCGTAGAGCTCCCGGTCCGTCATCGCCAGGAACTCAGGCGTGGCCTTCTGGCCCTCGCCCGCCGCCGCTACAATCCACGGAGCCACGGAATGCCGACAATTTGGGTGGAATGGTGGCCCCGGCCGGTTCAGCCGCGGATACCCCAACGCATCGCCTGCCTCATCCACGCTGAAGACGAGGCCCTCGTAACCCTGGCAGTTGTGGGTTACGAAGCCTTCAGCGACGAAGCTCTCGTCGTCTTCCACGGCCAGGTTGAAGACAGGTAGGCGCTGCGCCACTCGGCGAGTAACCCGGACTGAGTGAAACACATACTCGGCGTCAGGCGCCGGTCCACCCCATAAAACCGCTCCACGATCTTGTGGCACGAACCGCACAGCGTGATCATGTTGCCCAGGCAGTTCGCATGCTCCGGCACAACGAACGCCTTCACAGGAACGATGTGGTGAACCGAGGTCCTGCCTGTCTTCCCGCACACCCGGCAGACACGCTTGTCGCGCATCCTGGCCATCTTCGCCACCCAATACCAGTTGTCGCCGTAACCGTGCGCAGCCTTCCCGCGCCCAGTCATCCAGTGATCCGCACCCCGTTGCCTGACGGACTGGGCCCTGCGCTCTGTTGGTGTCTTCCTCTTGGAGAACGGATGCCGCTTCTGGGCATGCAGCTCTCTCGTCACCTCGTGCGCCTTCCACGTAGACGGGCGCACCTCGATCCTGTATCTGTGAAGCCAGTCTAGCACCGTAGAGGCATTGACACCCGCGACTGGCGCGATTTCCTCCGAACTCAGCCGCCTCGTAACGTAGAGTTCGTAGAGCTGATCTCGGGTCAGGCAGAACTTCACCTGGCGCGCCGGTTGGCCCTCCTGGCTCCTGTAGCGGCACTTCAGGGAACAGAACTTCCGCCTTCCCTTCGCCACCTGGCTTGCCAGGAACTCGAATTCCTTGCCGCAGACGGAGCATTTCACCGTCGCCCGTGGCAGCTTCCGGCACCGAATTGGGATACCATACCTGTGCAGCAGTCTCGCAACGGTCGATGCGTTGATCCCGGTGATAGCTGCGATCTCGGTCGTCGCCTTGCCCTGATGCGCGTAGAGGTCCTGGAGGGCCTCCTTCTCGATGCACTGACGTGACATATTCCACCTCCTGAAGTGGGTCCTGGTGTGGTGTAGGGAAGGCGCCCCAGGAAAGGCGCCTTGTTGGGCTGCAGACCCTATCCCCACACATCAGAACTTCGTCACCCGTCGAGAGTTCTCCTGCCGCCCTCCACCCTCCTGGGGTAAGCACCGGGTGCTCTGGCGTCACGGTGAGTGATTGACCCAATGCCTCTATGGTCACCAGATCACCAGAATGCTCGTGGGCCATTGCGCGGACGACCGACCGCCACCGACCCTTGTGTGTTCGGACCAACTCGCCTGCCTGCACTGCCTCAACCGGCTTGTATCCGGTAGATGTCAGCACCCGGGAACCCCTAACAAGGCACAGGAAGCAGAGCGTCTGGTGAGTGCTGACCTGCACCAGGTGGATGCCGGCCTGCTCGTAGCGCTGCAGCGCGCCTTCGTTCAGCGCCGCCAGCGTGCCGGTGCGCGCTGACATCTCCCCGTAGGCGTGCAGGCTGTGAACCGAGCCGTCTGCGTAGACCACCCCGCAGGCCCGGTCGATCCCCTCGACGAGCGCCTGCAGCGGCTGCCGGTCCAGCAGTCGGGCGATGCCCTGCTCTCGGATGGCGCGGCCCACGGCCAGCGGGCTGTCACCCAGACCCAGGCCGCGCGCCAGCTCGCCACCGGCCAGCGTTCGCAGGTAGTCTCGGCTCTGGCGCAGGATGGCTCCCACGAAGCGGCTGCGCTGCCCCGCCACCTCTCGCGAGAGCGCCTGCAGCGGCTCCCTCGGCAGCGTGGCGAACGCGCGGTCTACCCCAGCGGTCTGAGGGAGCGCCGCGATCCGCTCGATGGCCGTGTCTCCGCCCTGCCCGTAGGCCAGCGCGAGCTGCCCGTTCTCCCAGTTCCCGACGTAGGTGTTCAGCCGCGCAAGCTCGGCCTCTACCTGCCGCAGGAGGAGCTGGCTGCGCCGCTGGTCGAAGCTGCCGAGGGTCGCGCTGAGCAGAGCCTGCCGGATGCGTATCCCAGAGGCCAGGTAGACGCGGCGCAGCGCCTCAATCTGTGGGTCCAGCAGCACGCGCTACACTCCACCCCCGAACGGGTTCCCCAGCGCCGGCTGCGCCAGGTCCTGCTCCGCCTGCGCTTCGGCGAGCACGCTCTCCAGCTCCTCGCCCTCAAGGCCAACATCGGCTGCGAACACGTAACGCTTTGGCAGTCCGGCGTTCCGGTGCAGGCCGGCGATCTCCGCGCGCTCCCGCAGGCTGGCCGGCGCCGGGTCCTCCCACTTGCACGTCACCCGCGCCTGCGGGCGCCCGTCCATCAGCAGCGCCAGCCGGAGCACCGTCTCCCACGCCGACCCGAAGGTCCCCTGCCTGTCCTGACATTTCTTGACGATCGGAACGTCCAGCGCCTTCAGGGCCTCGCCCGAGGGCGCGCTGTTGTGCAGGAAGATGTAATGCGGCGGGATGCCTGCCTGCCGGGCGATCTTCTGCTCCCAGTCCTGCTGCACGGCCAGGAGCTGGGTCAGATCCGCCGCGGGGAACTGCCCGAAGCCCACGTCCGGGCTTGCCACGGTCCACACGCGATCCACCGCCGGGATGAAGGTCGGCTTTGGCTTGCCCGTGTCGGGATCGATGTCCACCTCTAAGCCGGTCGCGTAGCGCTGCGGCAGGGAGACGTACTCCATGCCCACGAGCGTGTCGCAGATGGCCTTGTTGTAACCGTCCTGCAGCGGGATGATGTTGCGCAGCTCGGATTTCCCCTGCCCGTCGATGTCCGGGTCACAGGGGAAGTGGACGATGGGCACCTCGCCGTAGGGGTTCGGCTCGCCCGGGTCCTCCTCGAAGACACGGAACGTGTCCGCCTTCTCGGGGATGCCGCCGCCGCTCGGCTTCTCTGCCACGTACTTGGTGATCTCCTCGGGGGTGTAGACGTTCAGCCTCACCTTGCCGTCCGGCAGCGCCCACCACTTCGCGGCCCACAACAGCCGGTCCGGATCCTCCTCATCATGGGCCACCGTCATCCGGCAGGCGAACTGCGGATAGATGCGTGGAGCCTCCGCCCCCTCAGGCCTCCACACGATGCAGTAGGCGTCACCTGTGCGAAGCGCCTCCCTGTGGACACGCCCGGCGCGGTCGTCCATCCGGTTCAGCTTCCAGATCTCTGCGGCCCGGTCCGCGTCCTGCTCCGCGCCCTTGCTGGCCTGGAACCCCTTCACCTGCAGCCGGTCCGAGATGGTATCGACCACGACGGCACTGATGTTGCAGGCGAAGGCGGCGAGCACGCTCCCGAACGCCTGCCGGAACTTGTCCGTGGCGAAGGCGAGGCGTTGCTTGCCGCGGTAGTACTCGGCATAACGCCGGTAGTCATCCTGCCTGGCCCGAAGCTGCTCCAGCGCCCGGGTCACGATGGGATCTGCCATCAGAACGTCACCAACTTCCGGCTCGGCTCGGCGGGCACCATGAGATCAGTCAGCGCCCATACCATCGCGTCGAGACGATCCGGGCTGTCCTCGCCCGGCTCCCACTGGCAGAGCTGATCCTCAAGCTCAGGGAATGCTCCCACATGATGCACCAGCCCTTGCTCTGATAATGCGCTGATCGGCTCGGCGCGCGTGTGCTTCCCGCGCGACGCATGAACCTTCTTGTAAGAGAGCTTCTGGCCGCCTTCGACGCTGCGAATGGTGTGCTCCACCATATCGCCGCCCTGATTGGCTTCTCCGACGATCCGGTCTGCTTTGTAGGTGTTGTAGGCGGCCACCACCTGCGCCGCCCACCTGGCGGGAGATGCGTGGAGGCTGCGATCGTCCAATACGTAGCCGTGGATGATGCCGCCCACCTTGGCGATGCCGGCCACAACAATCCCCGTGTCCGCCGAACCCTCTGCGCTCGTCGTCGCGGGGTCGACCGCCACGACGATGCGCTGCAGCTCGGGCGCCTTGCTCACACGGTCGCGGTCGATCCACTCCCGCTTCCACAGCGCCCCGGGGTTGTCGTCCAGGAGTTCGGCATTCAGCTCCTGCCGGCCCAGGCGGGTGCCCTCGAACCGCCGGATCACCCGGTCGATGAACGCCGGGGCAAGGTTCGCGAAGTTCTCGTACGTAGACCCGCGGGTGACGTGAGTGTTCGGGTCCTTGACCAGCTCCCGGATGTGGGGGACCGGCTTTGGCGTCGTGGTGATGACGCAGCGCGGGTCCTTGCCCAGGCGAAGCCCGAGCAGGAACATATCCCACGCCTCGGGATACCGCCACGATGCGAGCTCGTCGCACCAGCCCCAGTGGTGCTGCGGGCCGCGCAGGGCCGCTGGCTCGTCGCCGCTGAACGTCGTGGCCTGAGAACCGTTCGGCCAGGTGAGGCGCCGCTTGCTCGGCTCATACCGGGGCCGAAACGACGGCGGCGAGATGGCCATGATCCCGCTCTCACCCTCCACCATCACGTCGCGCACGTCCGCAGCGGTGCGAGCTACCAACGCCCCGCGGCTCTTCGGGTGCCGGCGCGCCTGCTCGATCGCCCACTCGGCGCCGGTCCTGCTCTTGCCGAACCCGCGGCCGGCCAGCAGGAGCCAGTAGCGCCACTCGCCGGGAGGGGGGAGCTGCGCGTCGCGCGCCCAGAAGGGCCAGTGGCAGTTCAGCCGCTCCTTATCCTGGGGCGTCAGGGCCGCCAGGAATGCGTCCCTCGTCTCCCTCGGCTGGCTCAGCAGCCACCCCGCAGATACGCGCGGCAAGGTCTGCAAGCCTCGCATCGAAGTCATCTGCCGTCCGCTCGTCGTGCAGGTCCACGTCGTGCCGCTCCGCCCACTGCCCCAGTTCCTTCGCCGCCTGCTGCTCGTGGGCCCGCAGCTCACTCAGAAGGCCGTCGTCAACCTTGTACTCGTCAACGACCTGGAAGTCATCCCCCCGCCCGATGCCTTTCACCTGATGCACCAGGAGGCCGGACTGGCCGCCGGGGATGCCCTGCATCTGCGGGTCGGCTGCCCGCTCCTCGATCACCTGCTGCATGCGGCGCCACCGGTCGTGTAGGGCGGCCACCCGCCGGCCCTTCTGGGCAATGGCGTATCGCTCGACGCGTGCGGCGAACTCGGCAATCAGCTCATCGACCCGCCGCTGGAACTCAGGTTGCTTGCGCCAGTTGTAGAGGGTGCGGACGCAGATGCCGACCTGCTTCGCAATCTCCTCGTCGCTCAACCTGTCCTCGGCCGCGAGCTTTGCAGCCTCCTCGGCTCTATATGTCATGCGAAAGGCGGGCATCTGCCTGCAATTCCCTGCAACTTGAAGTGCCAGGGCGGGGAGCGCCGGCCCCGCCCTGGCACGGGCCGCGGAAGGAGACCAACGCGGCCCGAGGTCTGATCTCCGGCTCGGTGTGCTTCGGAGGCGCGCGTGCCGTCGGGTCCGTCCGCCGGACGGTGCGCACCGCCCCCGTCGCGCATCCTAATGGGCGCCAGCACGGCACGGGCCGAAGCGGCGCCGGCGCAGGTGAAGGGCGAGGTAGGAGCATGGCACTCCTGGAATCGCGAAGGGCCGGCCTCATCGAGACCAGCCCTTCGCTTTTGCGCCCGCCAGCCATGGCACGCGCCCTGCCGCTATCGCGGCCCTGTAGTGAGGGCGGGGGCAGGACTCGAACCTGCGCCCTCCTGGTTATGAGCCAGGCTCGCTACCAACTGCGCTACCCCGCCATGTGAGGTGGTATCCACAACGCGCCCCACGATACCATCCTACTGCAACTCTGCCCGCGTGTCAAGCCCCTCATCTCATGTACACCCCGTCTACCGGTTCCTCCTGATACTGTGCCCACACGCTATCGGGGCACTCCCACTGCCACAGGCGCTGCATGCCACGGGCCGGTATCGGATGAGGCAGGCGCAGGAGCGGCCCCGAGAGGAACCACCCGAAGCGCCCGGCCCGGTAGTCACCGAAAGCCATTTCCTCGAACGACAGGCCAGAGACCCAGGCAGAGGCCACGCGTTGGATGCCGAACGCACCGAAACCCAGGGTGCTGGTCGCCTTGCAGTCCTGCAACGTGGCGATGGCGACAACGGCTCCGAGGGGCAAGTCCGGCAGGCCGATACCGCTGTCGCGAAGCACCTCACCGATACGGTTGCGCAGACCCGTCAGGTGGCGTGCAGTCACAAGTGCCTTCGCCGAAGCAGGCATTTGCTTCGCCGCGTGGATGACAAGCGGTCCGCGGTAGCCGGTGCTCCACGAACGCGTCTCGATGCACTTGGCGCCGATGGCAACGAGTGTAGCCCACGGCTGTGTCAACGACAGGCACGGGATATTCATAGCCTACTCCTCCTGCCTTTCGGCACTTACTGAAAGATCCCGCCCTCGAACAGCCACTGCTGCCAGCGGTCGGCCAGGTCGCACTGGGCCGGCGACACCCGCAGCTTCACCCGATTACCCCGCAGGTCCGCGAGCTCCGGTGCCGAGCCGCCGGCATCCCCGTGCAGGCACCCCACCATCTCGCCGGCAGCCGGCAGCAGCACCTCGTCGTAGATGCGCGAGTCGATGTTGGCGGCAGTCACCACGGCACGGTGGAGCCAGGCGCGCACCTGCCCTTCGGTGCGGCCCATAGCGGCCGCGATACAGAGCGTGCTCGCCCCGTCGATGCGGTCCTCGATGATGCGGCACTCCCGGCCCGTGCAGCCGGCTACGCGCAGCAGCGCGTCCAGATGAGACATGCGTCCGTGGCTCAGCACCGGTCGCGTTCCGAGCATCCCCTACAGCCTCCGATCTGCCGGCTCCGCCTCGGGTGCCGGCTCCGTCTCGCCTTTCTCCTCCGGCAGGGGACCCAGGTCCTCGAAGCCGGCCCACCACAGCATGGTATTGACGACCACGCCGCGGCGATTAGGGCGCTTTGGCAGGGCTCCATCCCCTCCACGAGCACCAGCACACCCATCGCCTCGATGATGGCCACGCGCTCGGACTGCACCGACTGCGGCGGCATGCGCACCCACTGAGGGCGTACCACGTGCCCGACGAACGGCTCCAAGAACTGGTGCTCTTCGCGCGGCAGCTCGTCCGGCTTGCGCCTCATCTCGCCCACCGGTGCCATGCCCACGCCAAGCCGGCCCATACCAGCGCTGAGACGACCGAGGCGAGCAGGCAGCCGCGGCACGCCGGGACCCCGCCCTCGTCGCGTAGCTCCTCTCCCGCCGGCGGGCTGGGCAGCCTGGGCAGGCACGCCGCCAACATCAGGCCGGCCTCTCGCTCCACCCGCGCGAAGTCCCGGGCCCTGGCCGGTCTCACCCAGTGCGTTGCGCGTAGCTTCATCGCGACCACCTCCCCCACGCGTAGCCGACCACGCCGGCCACCCAGGCATACAGGCCCATGCCAATGCCGGTCCGGCGCATCACCGGCGCCAGCTCGCGCGGCATCTGCGGACCGTCTGCCAGCAGCCACGCCACCAGGCACCCGAGCAGGACGAGGCCGGCCATGATAGCGGCCATCGCCACGACGAGCACCGCCCCGTAGCCGGCCGCCTCTCGCAGTCCCGGCAGGATGCTTCCTGCCGGCTGGTCACCGGGCAGCGGCTCTACTCGAAACCGCGTTACCGTGCTCATAGCATCCCCTTCACGCGCTTATAGGCGAGCGCCACCAGCTCCTCGAAGTCCTCCTGCGGGGGCAGCCCCGGCGCCTCCGGCATCCGGAACGCCACGAACATCCCGATGCCGGACGCCGGCTGACGCACCCCCAACAGCGGCAGCGTCTCCAGCGTCCGCAATAGGCCGTAGACCGCCGTGTCACGATCCTGGTCGGACGCCAACAGTGCCGATGCCCGTCTGCTCAGCCGCACCGCGGCGGCGTTCCAATGCTGTGCCATCAAAGCTCCTCGACCGTGAAGACGACCTCCTCACGGCCTTTCCAGCAGGCGCCAGTCTCCTGCGTCACCCCGCCGAGCCGCTGCAGCCACTTCGGGCCGTCATCAGGCGTCAACGCGTCCACGAACACCCCGTCGATGAGGGGCTTGCACCCGCCGACGATGTTCCCCAGGTCCATCGAGCGCCCGCGCCGGCAGTGGATGGAGAGCCGCACCGGCCCCGTCGCGACCGGCTTGCCGGCGGCCAGCCAGGCGGCCCGGGCCACCTCACGCGCGGTCCCGTGCAGGTCACTCCGGGAGAACCGGTTCGCGCTCTTCACCCGGTTCTCCGATGTACGGTTCGGGTCGAACGGGATCACGATGCGGATGGCCATCACTCGCCCACCCTCCCGAGTGGTGGCCCCTCTGGCTCCGGTTCATCTCTCGCCTCGCTCCGGAACCGCACCCACTCCATGCGGAGCGCATCGAGCTCCGGGAACACGTAGGGCGTCCGAAGCACCGCCTGCACTGCGGCCAGCAGTTCTGGGGGCACCTGTTGCGTCTCACTCATCTCCATCATCGCGCTCCTCCGCGTCGATGAATTTGGCCTGCGCCGGCAGGAAGGTGAGCGGCACCCACGCCGGCCCACCGTGCCGCGCCTTGCCGACGATCAGTTTGCACGGGTCCTTGTCCGGCACCGCCTCACCCTTCGGGCGGTAGTACGAGGGCCGGAACAGCAGGCCGACGAACGCGGCGTTCTCCTCAATGCGCCCCGACTGGCGCACGTCAGCCATGTTCGGACGCTTATCGTCACGGCGCTCCACATCGCGGGAGAGCTGTGTCACCGCCACCACCGGCAGGTTCAGGTTGTCGGCCACCGAAAGGAGGCCGTCCACGATTGACGAGACCTTGTGCGTCTCGTTCTCGTGCGGCCCGTCGCACGCCATGCGCTGGATGTAGTCCACGACCACCATGTCGAGGCCAGTCTCCCGCAGGGCCCGGCGCGCCTTCGACATCACGTAGCGCGGCGTAATCCCCCGGGTGTAGTCAATCCACACCTCGCCGCCGCCCTCGACGGCTCGCATCAGTGTGTTGGTGGCTTCGGCCAGGTCTGCCCAATGGCGGTCCTCCAGCCTGCCTGTCCGCAGGCGCCAGCTCTCAACGCCGGCTACCCCCTGATAGATGCGGTTTTCGAGCTGTTCCGCGTTCATCTCCAGGCTGAAGGCCAGCACCTTCCGGCCTTGCTGTGCGGCGCTGAGAGCGCAAGTCATCCACAGCGCGGTTTTCCCCATACCTGGCCTCCCGCCGATGACGTGGAGGTCTCCTCTCTGCCACCCCTGCGTCACGTCATCCAGCGCCCGCAGGCCGGACGGCACGCCACTGGTCCCCCGCGGCTGCTCCTTCAGACGCTCATATCGCGACAGCGCCTGCTCTGCCATCCCCGCCAGGCCGATGACGCCCACCGTCTCCCGGCGCCGCTCGATTGCGTCAATAGCGGCCGCCACACGGGCCACCACGGCACCCGCGTCATCCACGTCACCGAAGCACTCCTCGACTGCATCCGTCGCCACGCCGATCAGCCGGCGCAGGACCGCCTTCTGCTCCACGATGCGGGCGTAGAACTGCACGTGCGCTGCGGTCGGTATCTGGTCAAGCAAGGCCGCCAGGTATGGGCGGCCGCCAGCCTGCTCAAGCTGTCCGCGGGTTTCCAGTTCGTTGCCGAGCGTAGTGAGGTCCACCGGTTCGTTCCGGTCCGAGAGGTCCGCCGCCGCCCGGAAGATGAGCTTGTGCGCCTCCCGGTAGAAGTCATCCGAGCGCAGCACCTCGCACGCCTTCTCGATGGCACTGCCCTCGAGCAGCATGGCCCCGAGTGTGGCCTGCTCGGCCTCCAACGACTGCGGTGGAACGTGCGCGGCCCGCAGCATCAGCCTGCCCCTCCCGGTATGCCCCGCTCCGCCCGGATCTTGCGATACATGGCGCGGTTTTCCCGCTCTTCCTGCTCCAGGTCGATCAGGCCGGGAACCCTTGCGGGTTCGGCGTTGCGCCTGGCCTCCTCCATCCTGCCGCGAACCGCCTCCACGAAGTACCCCCGTGGGTTATCAAAGCGCTTGCCGGCATTCGCCATCGCCGTTGCGGCGGCCAGCATGACGTCGGCCACCTCCGTGCCGGCCTTCTCGTGTTGCTTGGCCACCTGGCCAATTGTCACGAACCGTTGCCGCGCGGATAGGGATGACCACTCGGGCAGTTCGCTGAGCGTTTGATCCAGCAGCCGCCGCTGCTCCGGCGTCAGGATGCCGATGTAGGGTTCGGTGCGCTGTGTCTCATGCATCCGTGGGGGGGTAGGGGGGGACGTCTCCGACTCCGACTCCGACTCCGACTCCGACTCCGACTCCGACTCCGACTCCGACTCCGTACAAGTATGCACGCCATTGCTAACAGTTGCAGGCGCTTGCTCAGCATTGCACAGGCTTGCATCCGTTTGCGCGGGCTTGCATGCGTTTGCATCAGCTTGCTTACCCTTCCATCTCGCGTTGGCCGCATCGCGCCTCACGTCCGAGAGGGTGCGGCCATCCTCGGTGGGGTACTTGCTCACCTCGGATGTCAAGCTCTGGTGTCGTGTCCACGACACCAGCCGTAGATATGCACGCGCGCCAACCCGGTATCGCGTCACGAGGCCATGCGCCTCCAGCTCATCTAGAGCGCCTGAAACCTCGGCAGGTGAGATGCTCTCCAGCATGAGCGGGAAGCACAGGGCCCGAACGACGGGGGGGTCTGCCATGTAGCGCCCGGTGTCATCAGCACTCACCAGCAGGCGCGTGAACAGAAGCTGCGCCACTGGGCTGCAAGCATTCAGGTTCGGCGACGTAATGATGGACGCGCGAAGTATGCGGTCTGGCACGTCGACCTCCGGTGCTGAAGGGATGCCCGGCGGCCGGCATTCACCGGCCGCCGGGCTCGTAGTCGCGTCTAGCCCTCAGATCCGGGCTCGTAGTCGTCGGGCACGTCGCCCTGACCCTGGAAGAGCGTTCCACCCGTCATTCCGGGCGGACACTCACTGCAACTGGTCGCCGCCAGGGCGGCAGGTGCCGGCGTTGCCTTGGCCGCCGCGGCGGACTCCTCTGCGGCCTCGATGGCCTGGCGCACTGCCTCTGGCAGCTCGCTCGCTTTGCCGTTCTTCGCCTTGCTGCCACACTGCCGGCACAACATCGGCCAACCGCGCTTCCGCAGCCACGGCAGCAACGTCTCGTCCACCAGCTCATCACAGGCCGCGCAGGTAACCGGCAGCGCGGCCGCTTCCGTAGGCGGTGGCTCTGCGGCTGGCGCGGCCTGTGAAGCCGCCGATACCTCCGGCAGTGACATGCCGGGCATGTAGTCGGCCCCCTGGGTCTCGGGGCCCACCCACTCGTCGTTGGAAGCCAGCCCCCCCAGCACGTCGCCAAACGTGTCCCGCAGCGCGTACTTCCGCGCCCGGAAGAGCAGCATGCGCTCGGGATACTGTCTCCAGGGCCCGTCCTTGCCCCACAGGCCCGCCTTCTTCGCCTGCGCGACGCTGAAGGAGCGGCGCACCGATTGCGGCTCGCCCCTGCGCTTGACCTCGCAACTGGCCTCCATGGCATCGCCGTCACCGACGAGCCACTCCTGGATGTACTCCAGCCTGCCGCTCGCCCGGACCACGGCCAGGTCGCCATCGCCGAAGAGCTGAGGCCGGCCATTGATCACGCACGTCCACTGCAGCGACTGCCACAGTGTCAAGCCGACCTCAGCGCCATAGCTCGCCGCAACGATGATGTCATCCGGCTTACCGCGATAGGCGCTGGGCACCAGGTTGCTCTTCGCGATGACGCCGGCCAGCTTCATGAGCTGCTCCATGTCGCGCGGGGCGAAGATGTCCCGCAGTGCCGGCGCGGGCGGTCTCAGTGTTGGCACCTCCTCCGGGGCAGGCTCCACCACAGCCATGCCTGCGGGCACGGGTAAGGTCTCGGCAGTTCTTGCACTCACTGGTCTCCTCCATTTCCAGCCGGCGTTGTCGGGCACCGGTCTCCCCGTTTGTGTCAGATCGCTACGGCAACTGATACAGACATCAGCGCAGCAGGTCTCCCAGCCGCGTCACCGCCATTTTCCGCCGTGGCTGCCCCACCGGCGCGTGGACGTGCAGACGCACGCCGCGTCCCTCTGCCTCCTGCCGCAGCAGCAGCAGCGCCTCGATGCCCTCCTCACTCAGGTAGTGGCAGCACTCCAGGTCCAGGCGCACGTGCCGGCCCGGACACCGCTCGAGGAGCAGTCGGATCATGTGCAGGAGCCTGTCGCGACTGTGGATGGTCAGGTCCTGGCTCCACACCACCTGCAGCGGCGGCGGGGCCTGCCTGCGGATGTGCGCGTCGATGCGCCGGCGCAGCGCCTGTGTGGCACGCGTCGGCAGTGAGCGGCGGCGTGGCGGCGCCGCCGAAACCAAGCCAAGCATCTCAACCTCCCTGTTCCACCCGTCATTCCGGGCGGACACTCACTGCAACTTTGGTCCATCGTTAGCCGGTCCCGAGCGTGAGCGCCTTCCCGTCCAGCCACCTGGCGAAGCGCTCGACCATCACGTCGATCTCCTCACGCAGTTCACAGCCGGCCTCGCTCTCGAACTCGGGCACAGACAGCGCGCGGACGACCCGGGCGAACGCGCGTAGTTTGTCCACGTCGGGCGCCGCGGCGGCAGCGCGCTCCGCAGCCAGGCGCTCGACTTCGGCACGCCGGGCAGCTTCCTGCACCCGGCGCTCCTCCTCGGCCTTGCGGGCCAGCTCGGCTTCGGCAGCCCGCCGGGCCTCCCGCTCGGCGGCAGCTTCGGCGGCCAGGCGCTCTGCTTCAGCACGCAGGCCCTCGCGCTCCTGCCGGTCGGCTTCCTCGCGGGCCAAGCGCTCCGCCTGCGCAAATGCCTCGGCCGCTTCGGCCGCTTCTTTCGACTCCTTGCAGCGAGCGAGGAGGGCGGTGAACTGCTCCTCGAACAGCGTGGCGAGGTCCATTACCAGGCAGTGCTCGGCGTAAGGCGCCATCTGCTCCTCGCGCGCTGCCTGCAAAGCGGCGATCCTGGCCTTCCGGGCGATCTCCTCGACGCGCTCGATCGCGTCCATGCGCTCCTCGAGCGGCTTGAGGCGCTCCAGGAGGAGACGGTTCACGCCGTCGATAGCCTGGCCGCGCCGGAGGCTGTCCTCCTTCAGCGCCCTGCGCGTCTTCTCGGCGTCGACACGGATGCTCTTCAGCCGCATCCGCATGGCGCGGGCCACGTCGGGCGCGTCCTGCGGCACGGCCAGGGCCGCCTCCTCGATGCCGACGAAGGCAGCGAAGTGGGGGGCGTAGGCGTTGCGCAGGAGGGCCACGCTCTCCTGCGCCAACCCGGTCCTGCTGATCTCCTGGTCGAGCTCCGCCGGCACCAGTGCGGCGGTTTGCGTCTCAGTGTGCATAAGGCTGCTTTCCTCGCCGGCCTGCCCGCTCCGCACGGCGCCGCCGCACGTCGCGGAAGTGCTCCCTGATGGCCAGCTCCTCGGCGGTCGGCTCCCGCCGCGGCGGGATGCGCACC